CTAATTGCGCCAGCGGTGTATCCTTTCGCAACGTTTGTTTTGATGATGGAGTGCGCTGGGATGGTGATGGTCGCATTGATGCTGTACTCGATATTCGTCTGAGCTAGTGTAGTGGCGATGGCCGACGGCTCGGCCAACTCGCGGACTCCGAGCCTCTTCTTCACATCCTCTTTGAAGTTTAGGAACAACTTGTCCAAATCGTTCCCATAGGCCACTCTGAGTTTACCTGCGAGACTGGGGTCTCGCATTCTATTGAGCGCCTTCCGGAGATTGACCTTCATACGCGCCATTCCTCTTTTAGGAAATCTTCTGCGCCCTTCAGACCGCCCTTGCCTCGCGCGATAAGGTGGCGTTTACGGATAACATCGAAAGGATGGGTGACGATGTATTGAATCCAGCCGTACCACGCGCCTTCGGCTGGGGTGAGATATTGAAGTATGACCTCGGTTGCATAGACCTCGCACGGGTCTGCTGGGGGCGGTTCGTAGTCGAGTATGGCTTCTGTTGCATACGCCTCGCACGGCATGAACGGATTATAGTTGAGGATTCCCTCGGCTGCGTATGCTTCGCAGGGCTCGGGAGGAAGTGCATAATCGAGGATCGCCTCTGCGGCATAGACTTCGCACGGGGGAAATTCGTAGTTGAGAATGACCTCGGCGGCGTAGACCTCTGCCGGAGACATATAGTTGAGTATCGCCTCGGCGGCGTAAGCTTCGCACGGAGGCGGTTCGTAATTGAGTATTGTTTCTGCGGCATAGACTTCGGCGAGTCCGATGTAATCCAATATCGCTTCTGCCGCGTACACTTCGCATGGAGGTAATTCATAATTGAGGATGGCTTCAGTAGCATAGACTTCGCAGGGAAGGGTTGAGGGGACATAGTCCAAGATCGCTTCGGTTGCGTATGCTTCTGCGAACACACTGTATGCAAGGATGGCTTCAGTGGCATACGCTTCACACGGAGCGTTATAGGCAAGGATCGCCTCACTTGCATAGGCTTCACAAGGGGCTTTGTAGTCAAGGATTACCTCCGTCGCATATGCCTCGCATGGAGCCACATACCATGCTATCGTCATCGAGAACGTGATGCTGCTCTCGTATCCGCTCGAAGCCGCACCATTCAGTCCGAACCCGTGCCCGTAACTGGATGTCTTCGTGCTGTTGTCGTAGAACGACATTTCGATGACTATGCGGTCCCCCTGCGTGACGCCCAGACTCGCGAGCGTGTAGGACGCGAATGTGAATGACTGAAGCACTCCTTGGGAAGTATCCGATTCCAGAGTGGAGACTATCGGAACTGCGGCAGTCCCGTATAGGTCGCCTCTCTGACCAGTGTCGTCCCCCTTCCATACATAAATGTATATCATCGGGTTCATGTTCTGGAGGTTGTTGCCCTCCATGTAATCGCACGACAGAGTGAACGTACCACTTATCGTCTGAGTCGAGAGCGCGGGAGAAACGAACGCTTTGACCCATCCCTTGTGCGCGATCCCGGGTTCTGTAATAGTTTTCGTGATGGTCGCATTCGACGCGCCTATCGTCGTGCCCAAGTCGCAAGGATAGATGTTCGATGCGTCGTCCTGACCCCCACCCAACGTACTCGTCAAGTAGTGGTTCGCATTGTACGCCGGAGTCGGTGCGGAATACCGGACATTCGGCTTCGGCTCCGCAGCGGTCGTGTTGCGGAAGTAAAGTGTTGTAGCCATCCATTCCTCGCTACCTCATGCCGTCTAAGCGGTTGTTGCTGTGAAAACTATCTTCAGGCCATCTACTTCTGTGCCTGTCAAAGTGGCCGCTTGAGCCCCGCTTGTCTTGGTGGATTGTGACGTGTCAACGTTCTTTACGAACGTCACCGTGGCTAGGACCGTCTCGTCTGCCTTTCTCAAAGTAGCCACATAACCAACATCCGCAGACGCCTTCCCGTTCACTCTCAAAGTCACGGTGTTAGAGGAACCATAGTCCGCCGGCTTGTTATCTAACGAAACGGCATCTACTTGGGCGTTCGTAGTCGAGCTTATCTTCTCTGTAGTGCTAGGCGTGTCCACGTCCTCGTCTATCTCTGTGTAGTGAGTGGTATTCGTGGACGTCCAGTTCAACGGTGTCGTGTCTCCATTCGGTCTTAGGTCTATCGTGCTCATCTGTTCATCTCCCCTCTATGATCGGTTTCCCGTCAGGTTTGTAATTCATCGTCTCTCGGAAGTGTTCGGTGCACGACTTCTTCGAGCCTCGATAATCGTTCTCACTATGAATGCGTACCTTCTTCGGCAATGCCCATACCTCGAATGCCTGAAACGGCATGATCGGCCCGCCGCAAAACCTACACTTGTGCTGTCCCAATTCTACTATGTTCCCACTTCCCAGACTTCGTATATGTATAATCCAGTCGCACTACCCTCAACGCTACGTATGATTCCGAGCAGAGCCTTATCCTCTCCCGGCTTCTTCATCGCCCATTCAATCGAGAAAGGCGGATACAGATGTACGTGGTCTGTGCGTTCCCACAATGCAACTATGTCTTCTATTGACTTCGTTAAGACTGCCATTACTTCACTTCCTGTTTAGGTGGGACCGTGTCGGCTTGCGGCGGTCCTTTGGGCTGAAACGGGTTGGGTAAAGGCGGGTGCAGTTTGGCCTGCTCCTCATCCACCTTCGTCTGTTCGTCTATGTACTTCTGGAACTCCTCTTCTGAAATATTCAGCCTCTTCCTGCACCATTCGGGCGTCACGATCTGGAACATATCGAGCGTTCCTGTCAGCAACTTCTGAATCAAATCAGCAGTCTGAGTCTCGTCTATCGGGGATACATCATTGAATATCAGTTTCGCATCGCCAGACTTACCCCCGGACGCAAGTGCCCACCTGTCGAACACCTGCACATTCCATTGCCGAGCGAACCGCTTCTGCAACGTACCTATCTTGTCATAGAATTGCTGTGCGCGAATCTCGCCTGTCAAAACCCCTCGCCCTAGACCGAGCATCTCCTCGGGTACACCAACAGCAGCAGTGACTCGTTGCATACTCCATTCACCGTAGAGTTTGGTGTTCTGGACCCCTTGGTTGTCTATGTTCTCTATCTTGACGTCCGCGGGCGTGGCCATCTCGTGTTGAGGTTTCAGATTCTCGAAATTCTTGGAGATGTCGTCTATGACCGTCTGGGAAATCGTCTCCCCCGATTGCCCGACTGTGATATGATAACGTGGAAACCCGTGCCGTTCGATGCTCTTGGCCGTTCCCTCGGCAATCTTAGTATCGCGCATGATATCGTCGTACGCCCTCTCGATAAGGGGCAACCCGAGGTCTACCCTGAATATGTCCTCGACCTTCACATCGACGGACTTCTTCGTGCCGTATTCTTGCCCTATCGTCTGCTTGTAACCTAGTAACGTGCCGTAGTCGTCCCTGACCTCGTCGAAGGTCTCGGGATAACGATGGTCCAACTTGGCAATCGGGAACTTGATCCTGTCGAGTCCGGGCTGTATCTCGGCCAAGCCTATCTTAACAACTAGAGCGTCTACTATGAGCTTCCACCCTATATTTTCAAAGTCGAGGTCGTCTAGGAGTTGTTCGGCTTCCTTCTGCCGATTGCCCTCTATGCGATACCCGTTCGTGAACATCATCAAAGGATAGCAGTCGATGGCCTCTGAGATCGGGCCACCCTGCTCGTAGATGCGCCTATACTCTGCCTGCTTGGGGTCTCGCTTCTGGAAGTATTGCATCTTCGTCCCGAGCGTCTTGCCGGGGAACGTCTTCGGCTTGGCCGCAGGCGGTGCTTGGAATATTCTGATTACTCTCTCTCTAAACGTCACGTCTGAATACCTCCCTTATCCCGAACCCTACACAGACCCCGCTTACCCACGCGACGACCATCTGCCACAATTCGTATGTCAACGCTTTCGTCTCCCATCGTCGTACTGATAGCGGTTCTTGACCGCGTGCGCGGCACAGAGGTCTTTCCCCCACGGCGCCTTCTGCACGATTGTCTTAACGGAGCACCCTATCACGTCGCACACCGGGTTTTGTCTCCTTTTCAAATGGCCGCTTGCAGTACGGGCAGACGACATAGGGTAAGAGGGGGTTGTCCTTCGCCCAGAAATGATGGTTGCACGCCTTGCAATAGAATCTTTCAGATATGGTAGCCACACCCCGGGAACCCGCATAGCATCAGGTCGCGGTCATTGCGCGGGTAGTCCTTGCACTCTTTCGGCTTATGCCCCTGAATACTGCACTTGTTAGTGATGAGATTGAGATGAGGGCAGTTGGCGGTCGAGGCGTATCTCCTGATCCTCTGTGTGCCAAGAGTTACCGTGTCGATGTACTGCTTGCCTTTCAGCGCGAGAAGCTCCTCGATGTCCATAGTCCACTCCTCTTCAGACATGGTCGTTAAGGAGAGGCGGCAACACATCCCGCACATCTTGCACTTGCCTTGCATCTTATTCCTGCTTGGTAGTCGTCCCGGAACTGTAGATGATGGGCGACCCCCACGGATATGTCGGGTAATATGGCGGATAGTACGGAACCCAGTAAGGTTGGATATATGGAACGAACGGCTTCTTGCCCGGGCACTCCTCTCCAATCTCGCACGGTTTCTTGCCGCACATACGTTCGTATGGGCAGTATTTGACCGTCCCGATGAAGTCCCCCGTTATCGTGGAGTAGTTGCCGCATTCTGGCGGTATGGTGATGTTCGGCGCGTTTACTGCTGTCCCTTCACTCATCCTCTAACCTTCCCCACGTGTATCACTTTGAATCTCGATGAATCGGACTTGGTTAGTTGGTTCAACGCCCCACTCGTCGCGTCTATCTGGTCGTCGTGCTCGCCTTCGGGAAATAACATGGCCTCGTCCAGCCAAGCGTTGTTCCATATCCCTTTGATCAGCTTCACGTTCCCTGCTTCGCTTGCAGAGCTTAGAGGACCGGCCCTTGTCGTCTTGTCCCCCGTCACCCTGTCTCCTTTGAAGTTGTAGCCTTTGAGCACGTCTCTGGCGTAGTGGTCTATCGTGTTGATGCCCGAGCTTCCAGGTTCCTGCTCCATACGAACAGGAGTCTCTACCCCGTCTATCTCGGCCACCTGTCTAACAAGGGCTTCTACCTGGCCCGGGGTCTCTCTCAGCCTTTGAACGTCACAGATGTAGTAGATCCCGTTCGCCTCGCCCACCAATGACCCTACCGTGTAGTCCCCTTCTTTCGAAGCCGCTAAGTCCCAGTACCGAATACTCTTGATGTGCCTCGGTCTTTCAGAGATTATCTCGAACCAAGGCCGCTTGAAGAAGTTCCCAGACACCTGAATGTCCCAGTCCCCCTTCAGGAGTTGCGCCCTAGTCACGGGGTCCAAGTGCGAAAGACTGTTGATGTAGTCGGTCTGGTCAAGATACGGGTTCTCAGTGAGCAACGCGGGGATGAATCTCCTATCGGGATGTTGCCCGGTTATGAACATCTCCTTGACCCAGAGATGCCCCCTTCCTCCGGGGTTGCTAGTTGACCGCATCCTCGAAGGGCAGATATTATCCGTCGTCTTTCGTAGACGGCTGAACAGGTATTCGTACTGTGTCTGTGTGAATTGGGTCAGCTCATCGAACCCTATAAATTGATATTCCGATCCTTGATAGCGGTACTTGTCGTCCTCGTTCTCCAAGTATCCAAAGGTCAGGGTAGCTCCGCCGGGGAAGGTCCATATCCTACCCCCATCAGTCGGTTTGGCGTCCGTCCCCATAAGCCAATCCTTAGCTACTACGAGCAATCCGTTCGGGGGACTCTCCAACTCCTTGAGCGTACGTCTCAATAGCAAGGCGGAATATCCGGGGTATTGCACATACTGAAGAGCCGCTATGAGCATGGCGAAACTCTTACCGCCACCTGCCGCACCCCCATAGAAGACTTCCTTTTCCTTCGCCACCAGGAACTTCAGTTGCTTCCTAGTGGGCTTCACGGGGATGTACGGGTTGCCTAGTACGGTCTTGTGTATGTATCCCTTCAACTCAGGGGTTAGCCGATCCATCGACTGCCCCCGCCTCTATCGTTTTGAAGTACTTCTCGGACTCCTTCAAACTCAGCTCGAATGATTCCTTGGTATTGGCTACATTCACTTGGACATTGACTT